TACGGACTTCTATGGAAAGAACTACGACAACGTAACGGTTAGCTCCTCCCCGAACCTTGGTACGCTGTATGGTATTCAGCTTGCTAATGGTTCGAATGGTAAGTTTGGCAACCGTCCGATTACGTCTGCTACTTGGCCAATTCAGGTTAAGAAGGCGTTTGATGGTTCGTTCGATGACTGCATCTATGATCTGGACAACAACCGCATTGATGCTATCTTCGATGCTGACTATCCGGACGTTGTAAAGCGTGCTATTGAGCAGCTTGTAAACTTCCGTGAGGACTGCTTCTACTTCCGTGATATGGGAACTGGTATTCGTGGAATTGACGATATCGTTCTCGAGTATGAGAAGGGTATTTCCCGCTCTCGTTTCTGCGGTTCGTATATCAACTCCTATGATATCTATGAGCCGTACACGAAGAAGCAGATTACCGTAACGATCATGTATGATCTCGCTAGACTGTTCGTTCGTCACTTCATTAATGGACGTAACCGTCCCTTCTGCGGTCAGAAGTATGACGTCGTCGTACCGACTGATTCGATTATTGAAGGAACTCTGAACTTCAGTCCGAAGCATACTCCTGCTGTTGATCAGCGTAAAGAGCTTGACACGCTGCGTGCAAACTATTGCTCGTACTATGATGGCAACATTCTGACGCTGAACAGCGAGTATACTTCGCAGATCGAATATACTCAGCTTTGCTGGATCAACAACGTTCTTGCTATTCAGGAAATGATTAAAGCTATTCGTGTTCTCTGCCCGAAGATTCGCTATTCGTTCCTTGATGGTGAAGACCTGACCAAGTATAAGGAAGACGTTCAGAATATGGTTATCAACCGTTATGCGAACCGCTTCCAGAGCTGCACGATCGAGTATGTGTCGAACGCTATGTACGACAGCAACAAGATTCTGTATGCTATCATCAAGGTCAAGTTCCGGAACTTCATCCAGACTGAGAAGTTCAAGATCATCGCGTTGCAGTCGTAAGAGGGGAGAGTGGATCAATAATGGCAGCCGAAAACGTTTCCTACATTTTTGATAACACCGTGACCCCGCGTGACATCACTAAGTTCACGCTCATGCGCGGTGTTACCGATTTCACGAACCTGTCCCAGTATGATCTGTACGAGACGGGTTATTCGTTCCTCATTAGTCTGCAGATTCCGACCTTCCTTGATAAGCTCGCTTCTACTAATGAGAACTATAAGAACCTGATTGACAACTATCGTCACATCATGGAGTATGACTTCCGTGGTGCACAGGGTATCGAAGATATTACCTCGGATACCAACCCGCTTACTAACGGTATTGATGAACTTAACATCATCACTCGTGTTCGTGAGCAGGGTGGTACGAACTTCTCGTTCAACTACTTTGAGCGTTCTGGTTCGACCATTACGAAGACTCATGAGATCTTCCTCCGTGGTATCAAAGATCCTCGTACCCAGGTTAAGCGTTATAATGGTCTTCTCCGTAGCCGCTTTAAAGATGCTGCTACGACGACTGGTAATAACCTTATGACGGAGAAGGGTTATCAGTATGAGATCTTCCATTATCTGCTGATTATCACTGATAACACAGCACTTAATGTTGAGAAGGCATACATCCTTGCATCTGTTCAGCCGGCAGCTGCTAACACGGGTACGATCTACAACGTAACCCGTGGCGAAATCTCCTTCCAGGAACTCCAGATTTCCATGAATGGATTCCCGATTCCTGGTCGTATCGTTAACGAGAAGGCTTGCAAGTTCCTTGACTGGATCAACGAGACTACTTGCTTCGATGAGATGCAGTTCGGTTATCAGATTCTCGGAAATGAGAATATTGCTCCTGGTCGTACTGGTGCGATCACGGCAGTCTCTCCGACAGTTGATGATTTCGGTTCAAAGACTATCTAATCTTTTAGAGCAGTTTAGACCAATTCATAAAGATTCCCTCTACCCGAAACAGGGTAGGGGGGATTCTACTGTTATTTGACTAGGGAGACATTCCTATAATGTCCCTAAATGGTCGATTAAGGAGGGGTTTACGTGGCAATACCTAATGGCGACGATCTAATGATGAGCGTAGCCTTCAATAAGAAACTGGCACAGCAAACTCAAGATAATATAGACAGTCTGTACAAGAGTACCTACTATACCGACAACAAAGACAAAGCATATATCGATAATACTAGAGAACGTATGAATCGTGTTATCAACGGTCTAGTAGATAAGACTAAACTTCGTACTGGAGAGACTAATATATCTGCACTCTATGCAAGAACGTTTGCTAAAGGGGAGCATACTCTTACAACAATGAAAGAGCTTACAGACTCTTCCATGTTGTCTGATATCATGGATCTCTATGGAAACAATATATTCATTAGAGATCTGGATAAAGAGATTGATGTTATCCTTAAATATGTTCCTCGCTTAGAGAAGGCTATTAAGCTTATCAAAGATTCTGTATTAGCAGCAGATCATATGACTGAAGAAGATACAGATATTTCGGTTATCAGTTCTAGCAGCAATGACAGTAGAGAGAACAATGAAGGTACTGGAGATGCTGATAGGATCCTCTCTTGTAAGAGGAAGTATAACTGGAACAAACTCAAAGATGATATCTATTTAGATACAGCTAAATATGGAGAACAGTTTGTCTATATCGTTCCCTATCGTAAAGCAATGAATAGATTGCTTACTAAAGCTAACTCAGTTGGTATGACAGAATCTGTATTCAATACAGAAGAAGGTCATGGCTTAAGTTATCTTACAGAGGATGCTATAGAACAGGCTATACATGAAGCATCCATTCCTATGGAGTTTGGTTATATAACTGAATCAGGAAATGCTCAGAATTCTAACTTTGGTATCTCTTCTGGTAACCTTTATGAACTCTCTACATTAACCCCTCAAGTACAAGGTCAATTGGAGTCAAATGAGTCATATTCTTCAATAAAGGTCGAAATTAACACTTCTGGGGTCATCCCCAGTATCCTCACAGAGCAAAGCCGAATAATTCGCATTTTGGAAGAAACGGCCTCTCTGAATGAGGCGGGTGCGCCTAAATTAAACTACGGTTTAGTGCGTAATTCTGACTATATGAAAAATATTGACAAAGATTTCAAGAAATTTCTTAAAGGATCTCTTGAGGGTCCAGCAGGTGATGGATTTACCTCTACAGGTAGAGGATCTAGAAATAGTCAGGTTAACATTCCGGGATGTGTAGTAGAGATATTGGAAAGAGCATATACTCGCCCTATCAGTATCAAAGGTACCTGTTTAGGATATTACTACATTGAATGTGATCAACCACTTCCATCTGATGCTCAGACTACATTTACTTCTACTCTTGGTGGTATTCGTCCTAGACGTTCTGCTCAAGAACGAGAGAATATGGATAGAACTGGTACAGATAATGAAGAGGTCTTAAAGAAGATAGCTCAGCAAATATCTGAGAAGATTGATGCTAAGTTTATCAATGCCAACCAAGACTTGGCTCATGAGATCTACACCATACTGAAGTACAATGCAGATCATGGAGATGGAAAGATCCAAAAGATTAGAGTATCCTTCATTCCTCCTGATGATGTAGTACACTGCTACTTCAATAAGAATAGAAAGACTGGCAGAGGAATATCTGACTTAGAGAAGAGTTTGTTCCCTGCTAAGCTGTTCAGCTGCATGTATATCTCCAACGTTATTGCTATCCTTACTAGAGGATATGATAAGAGGGTATACCATGTACGTCAGTCTGTTGATACAAACATCACTGCTGTATTGATGAATGTTATCAATCAGATCAAGCAATCTAACTTCAACTTACGTCAGATTGAGAATATGAACAATATCCTCAATATCACTGGTCGATTCAATGATCTAGTCATTCCTCAGAATGCCAATGGTGAGTCTCCTGTCAATATGGAGGTATTACCAGGGCAGAATATAGAAGTTAGAACTGAGTTCATGAACAGTTTGGAAGAGATGGCTATTGAACAGCTTGGTGTTAGTATCGAAATGATTACTAACCACTATCAGAGCGAGCAATCTGCTACCAATGCAGTACAGAATAGCCAACGTTTCTTACTTATGATTCAAAAGAGACAGTCTGAGTTTGCTCCTATACTGTCTACGATCTTTACTAAGATCTATCAGGCTGAGAATGACTGTGAAGATATAGTAGAAGTAAAACTTCCTGTACCTTCTATGCTTAGATTGAGCAATACGTCTCAGATGATTCAGACTGCTAATGATATCATCCAGAATGTAACTCAGATGATGTATGGGTCTGATCCTAGAGAAGAGGCTAAGCTTGAGTTTACTTCTCAGCTTATGAAGTTCTACTTAGGAGATATACTCCCAATGGAAGAGATCAATAAGCTTAAAGATAAGACTGAGGTCAATCTTGCAGTAGCTAAGGATTCTTCTCCATCTATGGATGATATGAGTGGTGGAGGACACATGGGTGGTATGTAACAAAAAAACATTAAGTAATGGGACGACAACCTCCTTTCCGTCTCCCAGATATTTTCCTCTTGGAAAAAGATCCTCCGATCTAGTTTCTAATAACTCATAATTTACACACGAAATCAGTCCATACCCAGCTATGGGTATGGACCTCTTCCTTGTCTTTCTTACTCAGAGACTTTGAATCCATCTACCTGGTAATTGATATTGGTGGTATTGAAGATCCATGACGTATAGAAGTTGTCATGGAAGTATGTGATGATCTTTGCGTAGTCATCACCTTCAAGGAGTATCTCGTTATCTGTATTGGATTCGTAGAATACGACTTGCTCTTTGTTTGTATTCACAAAGAGAAAGAACCTTTGCCACTTAGATTTACTATCTTCCTCAAAGATATGACTTGGGATTTTATCTTTGGGGAGTATATCAAAGAACTCATCTTTAGTAGATGGAGTAATGATTGGGACAATATGCTCTTCATAGCATTCTTCATCCAATATCAACTTGATATCATTAATTGCAAGCATATAGACAGTGCTTCCATTTGTATAGGATACTGTAAAGAAGTCTACTTCTCTTTTGCTTGGAACTGTTATTGTTTCTGTTGTAAACATGCTATTCATCATCCTCTTCTTCTGATTTCTTATCGAAATACGATTGGTTGGCAAACTTACCGCCAACTGTTCTCCCTTGCATGACTTTCTCCATCTCTATTACGTTATCATATTCTTGGGACTCCGTAACGTCATATAGATTGGTTCCTGCAGGAGGTCTGCCTAAGTAATTCAGCATAGTAGCTGCATACTGATGAATCTGAAATGTTCTTATCAGATACATGAACTCATATACTTGAGCATAACTCAGATATACCATATTAGCAGTATTACCATTGAAGTACATGTCTATACATGGCTGCAGCTCTTCTGAGTACATCTTCCTTATACCTGGTACGAATAACAGAGACTTAGATACACCTACATCGATCTCAAATGGTTGTATGTTATCTGTTACATACATCTTACCATCTCTCATCTCATAGATACTATCAAAGTTCTGTATGATATACTCCAGCTTGGGTAATAAGAACATTCTCATCAGTTCTAGATCTTTTCCTCGTATAGTGATGAACTCTTTCACATTCCCTACGGG